GTGATCGGGATTACCCGCCCGACAGCGCTTGTCAGCAGTACAGATCAGCTTTCAAGACAAATGCTCGGGCTTGCGAAAGAAACGCTCGAAGAACTTGGCTTGATGGATTGGCCTATACTCGAAATCCCGTATACGTTTAACACCGCAGACGGGGTATCGCAGTACACGCTTCCGACAGACTTCGGTCGAGAAATCGGAGATAGCGTGTACTTGGCTGGCCGGTACGAAAGCTTGCGTGGCTCCGTGACGCCGGGGCAGTGGCAACGCCAGCGTAGCAGCCTACAAGCAAACTTGGGGCAGTACCGTTTCCGCATCTTCGGCTTGCCGCTACAGCTCAATCTCACACCGACGCCGACAGTCGTTGAAGCGGTGACGATGGAGTACCAAACAACGTATCGCGTACAGCAGGTGGATACCACGTACAAAACCACGTTCTTCGCGGATACCGACGTGTCACTTATGCCCGAAGAACTTTTAAAGAAAGGCCTCAAGTGGCGTATGCTGCGAGCCAAGGGCGCGGACTACTCCGAAGAATTCAACGACTACGAAATGTCGCGCGCCGCCCGACTGGCGCAGCAACTACAGTTTGGGTCGTCGCCGGTCGCGCAACGGTATATGGGCGATGAGGCAAGCGGCCTGTACATCCCAGAAAGCGGGTTCGGTTAATGGTACAGCGCCGTAAGCCTAATCGCGGCAGGCGGTCGGTTCCGCGTACGTTGCCCGCCCCCACTGGTGGGCTTAACGGGCGCGATGCTTTGGGCGATATGCCGCCCGAAGACGCGTTTCGTATGGAGAACTGGATACCCAACAACACTTCCGTAGATACGCGCGGAGGCAGCGACGATTGGGCTACTGGGGTTCCCGCCGCAGTCGAAAGCTTGGAAGTGTACACGGGCGGCGCTGGCTCTAAAATGCTCGCGTTCGGTGACGGTAAGATATATGACGTAACACTTGGCGGTGCGGTCGGCGCGGCGCTGTTGTCGTCTAGGTCGAGTGATATCGTCACTACGGCTATGTTCTCGAACGCAGGAACGCAATTCCTACTTATTTACTCGGGCGCGGATCAGCCTCTTTCGTACGATGGTACGTCGCTGGTAGGGTTGACGATTACGGGTCTCACAGGCTCACAAAACACAACACATAGCCCGATGGCCTTTAAAGGCCGCGTGTTCATTGCGCAGGAAGATCAACTAGGGTTTTACTACCTTGGTGTGGGGGCTATACAGGGCGCAGCGTCGTACTTTGACCTGTCACAGCAATCCTTTAAAGGCGGCGCGCTTCTCACGCAAGTTTCGGTATCCACAGATGGCGGTGCCGGGCCGCAGGATTATGCGGTATTCGTCACCACCGAAGGTGAGTACATTGTGTATTCGGGGACGGACCCGTCGAATGCAGCGACGTGGGCGCTGGTGGGCCGGTACTACGGCCCCACCCCCATTGGACGTAAGGGCTGGTTTAAATTCCGTTCGGACGTGTATTTCATCACGGACGAGGGCGTACTATCGCTTACGGAAATTCGCCAGCTAGGCCAAGAGAACAAAGACGATATGTACCTTACCGGCAAGCTGGGCAGGTATTTCAGCGACGCGGTTAGATATCGAGATACGCATGGCTGGACCGGGGTGATCTACCCGCGAGGTCGTATGCTGCTCATTAACTGCCCGCTTACCGGGTCTACGGCTGGCGAGTACACACAATTTGTTATGAACACGTCAGGGAAGGACCGATGGACGCAGTTTAGGGGCTGGGACGCGTTATGCTTCACTGTCTTTAACCAACGTCTGTACTTCGGTACCTTTGACGGAAAAGTCGTGCTGGCCGATGAGGGTTTCACGGATAACGGTGCGGCAGTCAATGCCGTAGCGAGACAAGCGTGGAACACGCACGATGACGATTACGGCATGGGGGACGCTAATAAGCGCTACCACATGGTTAGCTTTGCGGTATCGGCAGACGGTGCGCCCGCGCTTGCGTGTACTTTAAATATCAATTACGAGAACGACGAACCGCAAGTTATTACGGCTCTCGCACCTACAAGCGGGGCAGAGTGGGATTTAGCGGATTGGGACGTAGAAGACTGGGCGGGCGAAGCGGCTACGCAACACTTGACAGTACAGATCGGTAAGTTTGGGTATATTTCCTCTGTCTGGATGAAGGCAGAAGCAACCGCGTCTGAGATACGCTGGTATGCATCACGTATACTTATAGAACGTACAAAAGGGGTACTTTTCCAATGATCGTAGCACCGGCTGGAAAGCATACGGAGCTTGTGGGCGCGTACTTAATGGAGAAGATACCGGGGCTGCAACTTGCGCCGGGTATGTTCGTTGCGTTCATGGTGGTCAACGACGAGAAAGACTTTGTAGCGGGCGTTGCGTTCACCAACTACCGCGACAGCGACGGCGTACCCACGGATATCGAGGTATCGTGCGCGAGTGAGACACCGGCAGCTTGGCGACCGGAAGTATGCCGCGCGATCTTCTCGTACGCGTTTGAACAACTCAAGTGCGTTAGGTGTACGTCTATCACCGTCAAGGGTAACAAGAAGGCCAGAAGTTTTTTAGAAGGGCTTGGTTTTCAGCTTGAAGGCAACGTCAGGTTGGGTTATGACGGTCGCCGGGATGCCCTGATCTATGGGCTCCTTCGGTCTGAATGCCGGTTCCTTGCTGTAGATAGCGAGAGGGATGATGGGGAAAAAGAGCGGCCCGAAGCCCCCGCCAGCGCCGGACCCGGTAGCGACGGCGAAAGCGCAGGGCGACCAGAACATAGCGGCAGCGATAGCGCAAGCGAACCTGAACCGCATTGACCAGTACACGCCGCAAGGCTCGCTGACGTACACGCAGAACGGCACTAATGCCGACGGTACGCCGCGCTACACGCAAACACAAACGCTTAGCGCGGACGAGCAGGCTAAGTACGATATGGGCAACAAGGTTGCCCTACAGCTTACTGGCCTCGCGGGTAATAACATTGATCGCGTTAAAGAGGCGCAAGCCAAGCCGTTTACGTACGACGGCATGACGCCTCTTACGTCGTCGGTACAGGCAGGTCCTTTAAATGACGGGCCTGCGGGCGGCGTCGGTATTCAGGATCGTCTCGACTACTCGGGTTTGACGAAGCTTCCCGGTACTGAGGACTTCGGTGCGGAACAGCGCCGCATGTCGGATGCCGTGTACGCGCAGGCGGCGTCGCGGCTTGATCCGCGTTTCCAACAGGATGACAGCGACCGACGCGCCCGACTGGCCGCGCAAGGTATCTCGGAAAATTCTGACGCGTACCGTCGCGAAATGGACAACGCGGGTCGTATTCGTAACGACGCGTACAACCAAGCGGCGTACTCAGCGGTCGGCGCGGGCTCGTCGGAACAGTCGCGCTTGTTCGGTATGGCGTTGGACGCTCGCCAGCAGGGGCAGGGTGAAGTCGATAGCCAGGGTAATTTTGTCAACAGCGCGCAGGGTCAGAAATTTGCTCAACAGCAAGCCGCCGCTGCGTTGGCGAACCAGAACCAAGTTACGCGCTTTAATCAAGATGGCGCAAACGCGGCGCTCGGTAACAGTGCGCGCCAGCAGGAAATCGAGCAGGCGGCGTACTTGCGCAATCTGCCGATCAACGACATTGCAGCGCTACTCGGTACAGGCCCCGGCGTGGCGCAACCCGACTTCAACCCCGTGTCGCAGGTCGGTGTAGCCGCGCCGGATTACGCGGGTATGGTGCAGAATAACTACGCGAACCAGATGCAGCAGTACACCGCGCAACAGCAAGCGCGTAGCCAAATGATGGGCCAAATCTTTGGGTCGCTCGGCACTGTCGGTGCAGCCGCTATCCGTGGTTCAGATAGGCGCTTTAAAGAGAACATTCGTGCTATCGGAAAGCTCGCGAACGGGCTTACGACGTACGCGTTCAACTACATCGGAGACAAAGCGCAACAGTTTGGCGTGATGGCTCAGGAAGTACTTGGCGTCGTGCCAGACGCGGTGCTTCGCGACAGAGACGGCTTCATGTACGTTGACTATGGGAAGGTATACTAATGGCTAGGCAGTATATCGACCCGGTAACGGGTAAGCGTCGACTGAACCCGCGTAGGGCTCCGGTAATCCCAGAGATTGCGAAGGCGTATCAGAACGATCCGCGTACGCAATTGGCACACCTTGCCATGAAGGCGGGCTCAAGTACCGCGCCTACCGCTGCGGGCTCGTACGCTTGGGGCGATGGTGTCGCGCGCGTGCTGGGCGGTCTTGGCGGTGCGTATTTCGACCGCAAGACAAGCGACCAGTATCGCGAGGAAGAAGACGAAGTACGTTTGGAGCGGCAGGCGACGGGCCGTGACGGCTTGTCGGGCTTGCAACTTAACAATCCCGCACCGCCGCCCGTCGCCGCCGTACCGGACCCCGCCGCCGTACCGTCGCTTACTTCTGCCGATATGCAGGCGGCTCCCGGCCCCGTCGCGCTCCAACCCCCGCTAGGTGGCCCCCAGATCGCCCCAGACGTGGCCCAGAAGGCCGGGGCTATCCTAGGACCCCCAGCGCCGCCAGCGCCGCCAGCGCCCGCCCCTGCGGCTCCCCAGCCCACGGGAGGCGGGCCGATGGGTCGCCCCCCTTTCGCCCCCCGTGGTGGGGCGTCCGCGCCTAGTGATCCGCCGTACTTGACCGCTCCGGTACTGGAAACGGTCGAAGCCGCGCCTGCGCCCGTCGAACGCCCTAATGCGCCTAAAGCGGTTGGCCCAACGCGCTCTAAGCTGCTTGAGGCGGCGTACCGCACCATGCTTGGTGGTAATGCGTACGAGAGCGCGGGCGGTATGGAAATGTACCGCGAAGGCCTGTCCGATCAAGACAGACTTAACGAAGCCGCAGCCGAGCGCGAACAGCGTTTGATTGATATGGGCTTCCAAACGGATCTTAGCATCTACGGCGATGCTCAGAGTACGGATCGTCGCGCTTCGCATGACGCGCGCGCGGCTGGTCAACAGCGCAACTTCGACCGTACGCAGACGTTTGAACAAAATCGCTTTACAGCGGGCGAAAGCCAAGCGGGTCGCACGCACGAAAGCCGCGAGAACGCACTAAGCCGCGCGGCGCAAGCTGCGGAAGGCGCGCGTAATCGTGCGGCGCAAGCCGCTTTACAGCGCGATCAGCAAGCGTTCCAGCTTGCGCGCGATCAAGCTACGTTCGCACACGATTTAAAGAGGTTCGACTACGAAAGCGCTGCAAAGCGCGCGGATCGACGTGCTGCGTTCAACGCTACCGCTACTGGCTATAAGGCAAACAAAGCCGATATGGATGCTATCGGTCAGGCTGGTCAGTACATTGGGAAGCTAAACGAGTTCGAGAGGCTTGCACGGGACACCAAGACTGGTGGTTTGATACTTGGCAATATCCCAGGTACTATGGTCTGGTCTAGTACCGGCCTCCAGCGGCTAAATGCCCTTACTCAAGGACTTGTGGCGGGTAACGCGAAACTGCTTCCGGGTGCGCTGTCCGACAAGGAAGGCGCACGCCTAGAAGCGATGATGCCTAACATACGGAAAACTAACCGGGCCAATCTGGAAGATATTGCGTTCCTACGCGCGGCGGCGAACCGCAACGTGGATATGATTAATGCGTTTGCGGACGCCCGCGCTACGGGTACGGAAATGGAGTTCCGGCGTAGCTGGCAACAATTCACCAAAGCGAACGACGTTAATAACGGCGTGAGCTACGAAGCATGGATAGGACGTACGCAATTCGACCGCAACGGTAATCCCATAGGTGGTAAGTAATATGCCAACCTTTAAAGGGCCTAACGGCGAAATCATTGAAGCCCCTGCGGATATTACGCCGCAGGGCTTGGCTCGTATGCAAGCGCAGTATGGCGGAAAACTTACACCTGTGGGGACCACAGCGCCCGCCAAGCCCGTGTCGCGAGCGCGTACGGTCATTGAAGCGCGTCGTGCGGCGCGTATGGCAGAGGACGAAGCGCATACAACAGAAATTCAGAAGCGTATGCAGGGTACGCGCGGCAACGGCGCTTTCGCTGTAGCTAGAGACAACATGGCCCATAACTATACGCTGGGCCTGGATGACGTAGTGGGGCCTGCAATGCTGGCGGCGACCGAGGGTTCGGTACGCGCTATCACTAAAGGGGACGCAAGCCAAATCCCGCGCACGTACTCTAACGCTCGTAGGGCGTCTAAGCGGGCGCGCCAAGCAGACAATGCAGAACATCCCTTCGCGGCGGGTACCGGCGCAGTCATAGGTATGGTGGCAAACCCGCTGGGCGCGGAGACAGGTACAGCACGCGCTTTAAATGCAGCCGGTCGAGTGGTTCCGCAGGTAGCGCGTGCCACGCAAGCTGTACGCGCATCACGTATCGGACGGGGCATTGCTAAGGTCGGTAACTCGGCAGTGGGTCAAGGCGCACGCGCAGGCTTTAATCAGGCTGCGGTTACGGCGACTATGGACGGTAAGGCTCCCGGCGAAATACTGACCGAAGGCGGGATTGGTGCGGTACTTGGCGGAACGGCGGGCGGTCTTGTAAAGGGCGCTGGCGCTGGCGTGTCCATGCTGCAAGATATGGCCCCGGCGGCGGGTACGCGTCGGGCGTACGAGCGTGTAGCTAAGATACTTGGCAAGGCGGAAGATGCGTCAGGTCGTTCGCTCACGCCCAAGGATGTTACGAAAGAGATTAAAGCGGCCACGCGCAGAGGCACGCCGACAACCGTGGGCGATATGTTGCCGGAGCTACAGGGCGCAAAAGCACAACTGGTACACGAAGGCGCTGGCGGGTACGGAACGGTAGCGGCTAGGGCAGAAGCGCGCGCTGCCGAGGCTAAAGATCGGTTCTCTGCGAAGGTACGTCAAATTCTCCGTATTGACGGACCCGTGGACGCACGCGCCGCAGCGCAGAACGTCCGTACAGCGCGTATCCAGATGGGCAAGGTTGACTTTGACGATACGGTCATGGGCCAGCAGAATATCTGGAATGATCGCATGGACAAGATAATGGCTGACCCGTTTGTGCAGGATATGTTGCCGGTCGCAGAGAAGGCGGTACGTAGTGACGGCAAGCCGCTTACTCAAGTGTACGACCCCGGTGCGGGCACCAATATGCGGGACGTGCCGAGCCTGTACGTGCTGGATCAGGTTAAAAACGCTTTAAATGGCGCTATCGGGGCGGCAAAGCGAGCGGGCGACGATAACCTTGCGCGGCTTCACTCGGCTTCGCTGCGTAAGCTGAAAGACGCTATTGGCGAGGAAACGAACGAGTGGGCGGCGGGCCTTGCGCGTCAGAAAGACTTGTTTGAGGAGCAGGCGAGTATTGAACTCGGCCAAGACATTCTCAAAAGGTTTTCTAGCAAGGGTGTTAACGACGCTCGCGACCTAGCGGACGAAATCGCGAAAGCGGCTCCGAAGCGCTTGCAAGAAATACAGCTTGGTTTGGCGGACGCTATACAAGAAATGGGCGAAGGTGGCGTGAAGGCCATGCGTAAGCTCACCAGCAACCCGACTAAGCGGGCGGTACTCGCTCGCGTATTCGGAGGTAATCATCGACTGAACCAGTTTGAAGCGTTTATGCGCCGGGAAGCTCGCGGTCTGGATACGGATAAGATGGTTGCTGCCGCTCGTGCTACGCCGAATACGAAAAAAGTTAAGGACGATACCGCGTTCGGTGAGGCGATGGCTGATCTGGGTCTCGCCGGTGCGCGTACTGGCATGTTCGGCCCACTCAGCGGCGTTGGCCCCGCTATCGGTGCTGTAAAGAACGCGCGTAGGGCTTCGGGCAATCTCAGCCCAAGCGCTAAGACAGAGCTTTTAAAGGTACTCGACGGTACCGGCGAAGGTCTGGAAAAAGGGGTTAAGCGCTCAGAAGCGTACCGCCGTATCGAGGCGCGGCGACTGCGTAGGATTGCCGAGAAAGCCGGAAAGACGCCAAACGCCGCCTTTGGCGGCTACGTGGAGGAATAGTATGCCCGGTTATGATGGTTTCGGGAACTTTACGCGCGCGCACAACTGGGCAGCGGATAAGCTTGCTCTGATTAAGATTACTGCGGCCCGTATGGACGCAGAGTTTGATACCTACGCGGTCGCTTTAAATCAAGTCCTTCTGCGTAGCGGCGTTGCCGCTATGACGGGCGATTTGGCTATGGGCGGAAACGACATTACTGGCGTCGGGCTAGGCGCGGTCGGTACCCCGTCTATCGCGGCCAATGGCGCGGCTACGACCGGAATGTACTTCCCGTCTACTACGTCTATCGCGTGGTCGGTGTCAGGTGTACAACGCTTAGGAGCTAACACTTCTGGCGCATTTGTGCCTAGCGGGCAGCTATTCGGCATTGGCACCGCCGCGCCTCGTACGCAACTTGACGTGGTGGGTATCTCGTCCTTTAGAGCGGCGTTCGAGGACACGACTATCAGCGCCACGGCTATTACGGGAACCGTGCAATTCGACGCCGTTACTCAGTCGATTGTGCAGTATACGTCTAACGCCGCTGGTAACTTCACGTTCAACATTCGCGCCGATAGCGGAAATACTTTAAATAGCATCATGGCTACCGGCCAGACGCTCACCATTGCTATTGAGGTTCCGCAAGGCACTACGGCGTACTACTGTACGGCGATTACGGTTGACGGCGCGGCCCCGGCGTCGATCCAGTGGGCGGGCGGCGGACCCCCGGTCGCGGGTAACGCGTCGGGCACCGACGTATATTCTATACGAGTTACTAAGACCGCAGCTGCCACTTTCCGCGTTCGTGCGTCGTTGTCGGCGGAGAAAGCGTAATGCCGCGTTTAGCCTCATTCGGTAGCGCGTCTTGGAACGCGTTTCGGGCAAAAAACCTACCGCAAGCGACATTTCGTAGCTCTGCGACGGTTGCCAACGGCAACTCGCCTATCAACAAACCGGCAGGTATCGAGGTAGGCGATTTAGTTTTAGTATTTTTTAGCGCTGATGCGGACTACCAAACGCTACAAACAAGCGGAGGCTCTGTTTGGCCGATAGTTTTCTCTTCCGACGGCAGATCGTCGTGCGCTGCAAAAGTGCTTACCGCTACTGACGTATCGAATAGCTGGGTGTATAGCTTCCCAACAAATATCTACTGCGTTGCGCTTGCGTACAAGCCAAACGGAGCGACAGGCATCGCGCTTGGCACAGTTACTAAATTTACGGGCGTGGCTAATCCGTCTATACCCGGAGTATCGAATGGCAACAGTCGCGGTGTGATTGCGGCGTTAGACACTTCGCTTACGGGAAATCCAAGTTCAGGTTCTAATCCGGGCGCGCCGTTCACAACTCGACGTACGCCGGGTAATCTGTCAGCGGTCTCTGAAAGCCTTACCGGAGGCTACACGGGCGCAAACGTGGTATTTACTGGCGTTGACACCGGCGGTGACTCGTATGGCTTTCTAATCAAGTTTACTTAACGGGGCATGACGTGAACGAGCTACTAACAGCGGCACTGGCGCTTGCGGCCCCGATCTTGAGCGGCGGGGGCGTATGGGCGTATTTGTCTGCTCGCCAGAAGACGAAAGTATCTATAGCGTCAAGTCAGACCGATCTTGTCGCCGCGCTGAATGCGCAAACTAAGATGCTTCTGTCTGAGAGCGCAAAAGACAGACGGGATTTAAAGCGTGTCGTTGCACGGCAAGGCGCGCAGCTTTCGCGTGTTGTAAAGGAAGTGGCAGAGTGTCACACTCAGCACGCAGAGTGCCGCGTTACCGTGCAAAGCTTGCAAAGACAAATCGACATACTCGCTTCGGAAGGAAAAGTACATGAACCCTCTTAAACACCTCCCGTGGCGCAAACCAGCGCCGAAGCCGGTACTTGCGCCCGTATCGCCACCGCTTGTGGCCGTATCGAACCCTGCGGCCTTGGAGGCTCCCGTGACTAATGCACCTAAAATCAAGTACTTGACCATCCATTGCACGGCTACGCCCGAGGGGCGAGACAACACCGCCGAAGAAATTAAAGCGTGGGATATTGCGCGCTTCGGCCAGCCGTCATACCATTGGGTAATCGAGCTTCAAGGGGACGCGGTACGGCATCTGGAAGACGAACAGCGTGGCGCTCACGTCGCCAAAGCGAATACGGGGAATATCGGTATCTCGTACGTTGGCGGGACGGAAACGCTTAACGCGGGAGCGAAGCCGAAAGACACTCGTACGTTTATGCAAAAGCGCACTTTAAAGAAGCTGGTACTTATGTACCAAGCCAAGTATCCCGGCATCATCGTTCGCGGGCATCGCGATTGGCCGGGTACTCGTAAAGCATGCCCGAGTTTCAACGTATCTGACTGGTTGGCAGCAGGTATGCCCATCGAATAAGGACTTTAAAGGCATGGACAACAAAGTTTCCCCCATTCCGGGGTTCATTACTACGTCGCTGGGTCAGCTTGGCGCGTGGCTCGCTGCGGCGCTTATGACTAAGGGTCTCGTGTCTGACGATCATACGGAACTGGTCGTCGGCGCGGTAGTGGCCGTTGGTACTTTGGCGTGGCGGCTCCTGTCCACCAACTCCCGAGTGCGTAAGCTCAACGACGCCATCGCCGCCCCGGCTGGTAAGGCGAAGTAGTGCTGAACTTTCTCTCTGCCCTAGCTGGCGCGCTTCGCTGGCTAGGGCAGTACTTCGCCCAAAAGCAGTTACTTGACGCTGGCGCGGCGAAACAGCAAGTCGAAGCGCAACAGGAGATTGAGGCCAATGTCGTTAAAGCGAATGACGCCGTTGCTGTGCCTGACGCTGCTCGTACTAAGCGGCTGCGCTCACGGTTCGACCAAGCTTACGGCAACGAGTAGCGGCGAGTACTGCCGCATCGCAAAGCCGATCCAGTACAACTCGGTTTCCGACAGCGCCGCAACCGTGAAGGCCATCGAGGCCCACAACTCCGCGTGGGTCTGCGTCTGTGAAGGCGATTGCCCCCAGCCCTGACCGCAGGGAGCGTGCTGGGGGCCTCTCTGGCGACCTCGCCGCTAGGTAGGGCAGGCCGGGACGCTAAGGGGCTCCACGGCCCGCCTTTTGGCCCCTCTGATCGGCACCCCCAGCCCGACGCGGGACCAGCACCACCACGATACCAAAACGTACTCGGCGTCTTTGAGCGGTACGTCCCAAAGCGCGGCGAATTGCCCTACGCCTAGCTCGCCTGCGTATCCGAGCCCGAGAGCCTTTAAAGCAGCTTTGCGGTAGGTCACGGGGCGGGCCGCTATGGGGTCGCTGAAATCGTGATTGCGCCATACTAGGTCGTTTCCGAGCGTATCAGTGCTGCGCAAGTTTAAGTACCGCGACATGCTGTAATCAATCATAGCGTGATACCTTTAAAGGGTTGCTGTTGAAAGTTCGTAAGTTCGGGCATCGAAGCCAAATCCAGCCCGTGTAGTTTTTGATACGCCAGCGTTGCTTTGCGGAAACGCTCTTGTTCAGTACCATGCTCGAATATCGAGTTATACCGCACGTCATCTGTAGTATTGCGTGCCATGATGACGTGTATTGACACGATTTCTTTCTGGCCCGATCTGGCGAGGCGGGCGATGGTTTGCAGCCACTTCTCTAGCGACCATATAGTACTAAAGAAGATGAGCGTATGCCCGCCAAACTGCAAGTTAAGCCCGTGTGCTGCTGACTGAGGGTGGATCAACAGGTTAGGTATCTCCCCGGCGTTCCAGCGGTCGATTACTTGTTGAGCGTTACTGGCACCAAGTATGGCGTACGGGATACCTTCCTTTTTAAAGCGAGCAACGATACGATCCCGGTCGTGATTGAACCAGTACGGGATAAGCGCATGCTGATCCAGACTGTCGATAATCTCGACAAGCTTATCAAGCTTCTCGTCGTGTACTTCGGACCAGACTTTCTTACCGTTCTCGTCAGTACTGTATACCGCGCCGTTGCATATCTGCCAGCACATCATAGACTTCGCACCGCCGTTCGCGGCGATGATGGGGTCTTTAAGCATCTCGAATACCGCCTCTTTCTCAAGCTGGCGGTAATACGGCTGTATCGCACCCGGCAAATCTATATAATGCTTTATAGGTGGCAGTTGCTTAGGTAGCACGCCGTAGTCTTCGGCGTTAAGCTCTACAGTAATGTCAGATATAAGCTCATGGATACGTTCGGGCGCACCGCTGCGTGCTTGCCACGCGGGGCGCTGTTCGTCTTCCTCTGGGTTGATACCGTACTTGTGTACGTGCGGAGCGACCTTTTGCGTCTTGTGAAAGAAACGTCCAAGAAACGTATCGAACGAACCGTGCAATCGGTGGCCGTGATCCAGTAAGTAGAACGGCGACCAAAGGTTTTGAAGGCCGGATGGCGCTGGGGTACCCGTAAGCACAGCGGATCGTTTAAAGCGAGGCGGGTCAATTACTCGGGTCAGGTTGGTTATGGGGTCGCGCCAAGCTTTGCCCGTCATGGGGTCTTTGATTAGCTCACGCGTGCCGTAGTTAGACAGTACGCGGAAGCGCTGCGAACGACTGTCTTTGAACATAGAGCTTTCATC